GTCTATACAACCCTTTAGATAAGATACTCTTTCCTTGTCATCTGGATTTGTCTGATTTAATCTCTTAGTAAATCTTTCCATGAGTTGTTGCAAATTTTCAGTTTGTTTCATTTTTTTAATACGATTTTTCTTAAGTCGATTGCGACGATTATTTTCACAAACTCTTTTGACCGTGCATTCTTTACACTCATATGAATAGGAAGATGCTAGTCTAACATTTTTACGAGTTCGATAATAACCATCGATTAGATTTTTTTCCTGACCACAAACTCTACACTTACGCTCTTGTAGTAGTAAATGAGCCAGTTCTAGTTGTTCATCTAGATCCATCTTTTCCTTGCATAAAAAAAGACCCTATAAGGGTCTTTATTATAACATATGTATGTTGTTTATTAACCAATGGTTGGTGCTGTTAATGCAACTTCTGTAGTCTCAGCAGATGCTAAGTCTAGTGGGAAGTTGTGAGCGTTACGCTCGTGCATTACTTCCATACCAAGGTTTGCTCTGTTAAGAACGTCACCCCATGTAGGAACAACCTTACCGTTTGCATCAACAACTGACTGGTTGAAGTTGAAACCATTAAGGTTAAATGCCATTGTGCAGATACCCATTGAAGTTAACCTTACACAAACAACTGGGAATACAGCTAGGAAGAAGTGAAGACTTCTGCTGTTGTTGAAACTAGCATATTGGAAGATCAAACGACCGAAGTAGCCATGAGCTGCAACGATGTTATATGTTTCTTCTTCTTGTCCGAACTTGTAACCATAGTTCTGAGATTCTGTCTCAGTTGTTTCTCTGATTAGAGATGAAGTAACAAGTGAACCGTGCATAGCTGAGAATAAAGATCCTCCGAACATACCAGCAACACCAGCCATATGGAATGGGTGCATTAGTATGTTGTGTTCTGCTTGGAACACGAACATGAAGTTGAACGTACCTGATATACCTAAAGGCATACCGTCAGAGAATGATCCCTGACCGAAAGGATATACAAGAAATACAGCGAAGGCTGCTGAAACTGGAGCTGAGTAAGCTACACAGATCCAAGGACGCATGCCTAGTCTGTAACTAAGTTCCCATTGGCGTCCCATGTAAGCTGAGATACCGATAAGGAAGTGGAATATAACGAGTTGATATGGTCCTCCGTTGTATAACCACTCATCCATCGTGGCTGCTTCCCAGATTGGGTAGAAGTGGAGTCCGATTGCGTTTGAACTTGGAACGACTGCTCCTGAGATGATGTTGTTTCCATATAAGAAAGAACCAGCTACTGGTTCACGAATACCGTCAATATCGACAGGTGGTGCAGCAATGAATGCAATTATAAAACATGCTGCTGCTGTTAATAAGCAAGGAATCATTAGAACACCAAACCAACCTACATAGATGCGGTTGTTTGTGTCTGTAACCCACTTGCAGAACTCAGGCCATCCTGTAAGGATGCCTAATTGTTCTTTTCTTGAAAGAGTTGTCATTAGGACGTTAAAAATTTAATAGGGCTCAAGGGTAGAGCGATATTAATATTTCCACCAGTCCCTTTAATGGTGGATATGAGAGACGTAATTTACTCTCCCTATAGGTCTCGGTTTGGGGAGAAAGTGCTTTAAGTGTTTAAACTAAAACATTCGCTACTTAGTCTAACAGTAACAACTCAGCACAATTTAATCTAAAATATTATTAATGAGCATAAATAAGGTACTGATATAATTAATCTTAATGGAACTCTGGTTCCAGGAGTGAACACAGCTTTGTCTGTATATTTGTTTACAAATAGCAGAGCAAATAACTGAAACTTAAAATATGTTTATAGATAACGATTTTCCCAAGCTGCTTGGTGCGGAATTATACCGTCCCCATCCAGCTTATATCGTGGAAATGGCCACAGAGCCAGTCGTAGTACACGATTTTACAAAACAACCCGGTCAGACTGTACAGTTAGATAGATATAGATTCTTCGGTGCTCCAGGCACAAAGACATCTAGAGAGCGTACACAGGATCAAACAATTGGTACTGCAAACAGCAGATCAATTGTAAAAGACAAGGTTCTTGTCTCACTCCGTGAGTACACAGGACCAGCAGATCCAGCTAATACTAATCTTCCAAGTACATTCAAGATTGCTCGTGAGACCCTAATGACTGCACAGCGTTTGCTGTTAGACACAGGTAACCTCAACATGTTCCATCAATCAATTGGTTCTCTAACATTGTTAGATGACTACAGAAGATGGAGAGACAGAGTATTCCTTGATGAACTATTTAAGTCTGAATCTCGTGGTCAGTCAAGTGACACACAAGGTGGATACTATTACCCAAATAACAAGGTAAAGACAAACTCCACAACCTTGACTACATATACCGCTGCAGAATTTGCTTCTGAGCGTTATAAATTTAATGTCAAAACAGACCTTCTAGAAGTTGTAAAGGGCTTACGCAAGCGTAATGTTCCTGTTTTTGCAGATGGCTACTACCGTTGTGTAGCTGATCCTTCATTCATGAAAGATCTAAGAGCTGATGCAGGCTTCAGAGAAGTTGCTAGATATCCAGGTATGGGTCAGCCTAATCCTCTTATGGGAATGGGTGCTCCTAATGCTTCTATCTATCAAGGTGGACAGTTTGGACAAGCTCAATTCGTAGCTGGTGAACCAGTTATGCCATCAGGCTTCGTGTTTGAAGGTGTAAGGTTCTTCGAAACAACTAACATGCCTTCCAAGTCAATCACTGTGAATATAAATGATGGTGCAGGTGCCGTATCACACGACACTCCTCCAGCTATATTCTTCGGTCCACAAGCAATTGGTGTTGGTGTGGGTGGTCCTAATGCTCAGGTTCTCATTAACAACAATGATGACTTCAGCAGATTTATCATTTTGATCTGGCAGCTATATGCTGGCTTTGCAAACTTGAATAAGGACTTCATCACAGTCGCATTCACAGTTTCAGATTAAGGAGGATAATTAACTATGGCAACATATAAATCAAATGCCGGAGCAATATTACAGCCCGGTAATCAGATCAACAAACTATCCTCTTATAACAAGGAGGGTGTACATGGATGGCCTGGTCTCGAATTCTACGAGCAAATTGGTTTTATTAAAGTTTCTAATAAATCAGGAACAAAAGCCAACTTCAAGAGCTTCGATATCACAATTCCTTCTCCAGATCGTCGTCCTGATGATCGTGTTAGAGATGATCGTACATCTCTAGTGGTACCAGCAAGTGCAACAAAGCCTGCTTATGTGTACCAAGCTTCTTTGGCAATCGCTCAGGATATTCCTGCAGGTGGATTACCAACATTCCCAGCATCTCCAGTAACAACTGATCTTCAGGGTACTAACGGAGAATTTCTTCTTCTAGGTCCTGATAATAGTGGAGCACCTCTTGGTGTCCCTGCTAACCAGCCAAGTGGTTTAGCTGCTGCATCTTCCTTACTAGATATCGGAGCTTCCGGTATTGCTCAAGGAACAGGAATGACTTCAACAGACGGAACAGTTGATGGAATTATTCCATTCTGGACAGTTGTAACTACAGGTGGTATTACTGCAGCTAACGCAGAAAATTCCATGATGTATAAAGTAACTGCCGACACAACCTTTAAGGTTTATAACGTCGATGGTGTTACTAGTACTACAGTTAACGGAGACGGAGTATTCATCTCTGATACTGCTTCTGATGAAAGTAAAGCTGCATACATCCTATGTAGAGTTAATTACATTCGTCCATCTGATCCAGTAGGCTGGAATGATGTTCAAGGTCTAGTAGACTTTGCATCTCAGCTAGGTGGTGGTGACGCATAATACTTGATGTATTTATAAAGGAGCCGGGCACATGCTCGGCTTTTTTATTTGCACTAAAAGTATGGGTTGTTATTCTATTTATATAGATAATTAATTAATCAAATGTTATACAGATACAAGCCAACAGGGGCATTACTTGAAAAAGTTTCAGTTCATGGTGACGGAATTGTTATGTGTACCGATGCACAGGATGAAGTTCATTATGTAGATGAATCAGATCTGATCCCTCAATTACAGGAGACCACAGAAAAAATAAAAACTGAAGAACGTCTGACTGCTCAACTAGCATCAGAAGGTGTTAAACCTGCAACACCTACAAAGAAAGAAATTTTTCCTGTAGATACTAGAGTTAACATCAATACTGCCAGTGCTAGACAACTTGCTGATGCGTTGCCTGGTGTAGGATTAAAGACAGCCAGAGAAATAAAAGATTTACAATCTTCTATGTTGGGTGATAAGTTTATCAAGTT